GTATGGCAAAGTTCAAAGGAAGAAGCGTTAGACTTAATAAGCCTTCAAGGATTACTAAAGGTCAAGCAGGATATGGAAGAAAGAAGTTTCAGGTGTATGTTAGTAGTGGTAACAAGACTAAAAGAGTTACCTTTGGTGACCCTAATATGAGAATCAAAAAATCATCACCTGCAAGACGTAAATCATTTAGAGCAAGACATCGGTGTGCGACAGCAAAAGATAGAACTTCTGCACGCTATTGGTCTTGTAAAATGTGGTAGAATGTTGTATATTACAAGTATAATTTTATATAGATTTTAAGGGGGTTGGATGGCAACTGCACCAATTTACTGTACCCATCAAGAATTAAAAAGAGTCTTCCCTCAATTAGATGAGTTTGATTCAAAGACACCTATTTATGGATGGGTGGTGTCTTCAGGTTCATTATATGTAGCCCACGATTGTGGATTAGTTACACAGTTATTTGCAGATGGGGCTGATTTGGGGGCTGCTCAAGCCTCATCAGGTGCTGTCAATGTAAATGCTGAATGGTTTTATGATTCTACTAATGATGTAGTCTATTACTACAACGATGCTTCTACTCCTGCTGACCTGCTTATGGAGTCAGGACAAGAGTTTACTGCTATGGTGACTCAGTTCAGAACTGATGCAAGTAGATATTTAGACTCAAAGTTAGACCCTAACTTACCTGCCAATCAATTTAAAGATAAGTCAGGCAACTTTGACTATATGATTATTCGGACTACTGCACTTCTATGTGCTGTTCTTATGGTTAGAGCCAATGACCCTACAAGCGAGCAAGCCTCTGCAATGATGGTTGAGGCACAAGAGAACATTGATGCTCTTAATAATGGAAGAGCAGGACTATCTTGGCAAAACACTTCTGATTCATCTAAAGGTGTTGTTAGAGATGTTACTTATACAGGCACAGTTAGACCTGTAGATACTCGTGGTCATTATAGTGGTACATTCGACTTATTGAAGATTAAGATTACAACAGCAGGTGCTATTGGTACTGCTAAGTATTCTGTATGGGCTAAAGATAGTGATAAACTTGGTATGAATGAAGGAACACAGATTGTTACTGATGAAATAGTTAATGGTGATTATCAATCTTTATCAGGTGGCTTACAAGTTAGATTCTCAGGCACAGACTTTAGCTCTACTGCTGCCCTTAATGATATTTGGGAAGTGGAAGTTCAAGGGTGGACAGAAGAGGTTGATGCTAATTCATTAAAGCCTATTAGAATGACACGCAGGTGGCAATAACATTTGTAAATAATTGGAAGAACATACTTGATAAGTTAAGAAGTGTTCTCAGAACAGAATTTAAGAATAGTATCCCTGTCTACATCGGCAATGAGGATATTAAGGCAGGAAGCCAATACATAAGACTTGAGCCTGTAAGTAACGCATTAGTTGATTACAACTCAAGCAAGAATTTGAAAGAATACAGAGTAAGTGTAGAGTATGTGTTTTTAGGTACTAACATTAAAAAGACTGCCCTTGATAGTATTTTAAGAGTCATTGAAAGAACCCAACATCTTATCAATGATAATACATCAATGACATTAGCAGATAGTACCAACGCATTTGACTGCAAGTTTACAGAAAGCGAGTTAAGCACAGACGAGGCTGAGGGATTATACGTATCCACTTGGAATTGGACTTGTCTGCATATGGATATATAATGGGCATCACCTTCACAAATAATTGGAAGAATATCGCTGATAAACTCAGAAGCACCTTTAGGACTGAGTTCAAGGGAGCGTTGCCTGTATATATTAATGATGAGAATATTTCTACAGGTGGGCAGTATTTACAGTTAGACTTGGCAAGCACATCTCTATCTGAAAAGATGGTAGGGTGTGAGCTAAGAGAATACACAGTTAGTTTGAGTTATATATTCCAAAGTCCAAATGTAAAGAAATCAAGTCTTGACCACGTTCTTCGTTACACATCAAGGATAGAGCAGTTAATGCAGAACAATATATCTCTATCTCTTACAGATTCTACTGCTGCTGTTAATTGCAGAATTGAATCTACAGAGTTGCAAGAGGGTGAGGATAATTCTTATTTAGTATCCTTTGATTGGAAGTGCCAACACCTTAGTGGCTTATCTGAAGTTGTTGCTACTACTCCTGCATTACTTAATAACTTTTCTTTAGAATTTGATGGCACTAATGATTATGTTAATATGGGAAATGTTTGCAATTTAGGCACATCTGATTTCACTATAAGTGGGTGGATAAATGCAACAGACTATACTAATAATCAATCTTTTGTAAGTAAATATGAGGATGGTAATAATAGGTGGTATTTTGGAACTGATTCTTCAGACAGACCTATATTTTATTCAAAAAAGGATGGGAGTGCAGTTCTTAACCTTACAGGTACTGATGTTGTTACAGAGAATGTATGGCATCATTTTGCAATTTCTTGCGACAGGGATGGTACTGAAAATCTATACATAGATGGAGTCCTTAATGCAAGTGCAATTTGTTCTGATGGAGATATTGACAATGCAGGAGATTTACATATAGGCAGATATAGTACAACTTATCATCAAGGTAATATTGATGAAGTTGCTATATGGGACAAAGCCTTATCTGCAACTGAAATAGCAGCTATCTACAATCAGAAGATTGGCTCAAGCACAATTATGGACTTGTCTTATGATACTGTAGACTATAAATCATCAGATAATTTAATTGCATATTATAGAATGGGTGATGGGGTATTGGATGACTTTAACCTTATTGCAGACCAAGTTAATCCTAAATTGGGTAGTGATGTATATGATGATAATTATTATGGGGGTAGCTATCCTACAGGTGTAACTGAAGTAGGAGATGAACTTGTTTTTGATAATTATACAGGAACTTTATATGGAAGTGGCACAGGTGGGTCAGGAACAAGAACAGTAGGTAGAATATACAAATATGAGTACGAAATAACTGAACATACATCAGGCTATGGTATTAGTATACATCCTGAAGCAGTAGGTGTATACGAGAATACAGTTGGTGAGCATATTGAATATTTTGTTGCAGCCCAAACCTATGTGAGGTTTTATCTTTCAGGGTGGACAGGAAAAATTAAAAAAACCATTGTGGTTCGAGAAGTTCAAGGCAATGCAGGTCTTATGACTAATATGGAATCAGCTGACATATCTACTGAAGTCCCTAAACAGGTTATAAACCTACAAGCAGTACCCAATACTTTTAGTTTAGATTTTGATGGTAGTAATGATTATGTGGCTCTTGGTAATTTAGGGTTAAGTGATAGTTTAGGTGCAATTACAAAGTCTATTTGGTATAAAACCACTACTACAGGTACTGAAGTCATATGGGATATAGAATTTGGGGCAAAGGATAATGGTTTCTATATATCAGGTGGAGAAAGTCCTCCTGCTATTAAATGTGAATTAAGTTGGTCGTCAGGTTCAACAGAAATAGTATTAAGAGCAAATGCAGACGTAAATGATGGTAATTGGCATCATCTTGCTATGACTTATGATGGAACAAGTTTTACAACATACTTTGATGGAGTGCAGCAAAATACTTCTGATTCAGATGCAGGGGAAACCATAAGACACGGCTTTAGTAGTGTTCTTGGACAAAGGTTTTTGTCAGGTGGTTATAATTTTGAAGGCAATATTGACGAAGTTGCTGTATGGAATACTGCTTTAGATGGCGATGCTGTAAAGGCAATATATAATGGTGGCAATCCTACAGATTTAAAGGTTGATAATGGTGCTTATGATGAATATACTGACAACCTTCAGGGCTATTGGAGAATGGGAGATGGAACTGATTTACCTTATCCATTCATTACTGATGAAAAAGGAACAGTTGGGTCAGAGCTTGTTGTTGATGGAAGTTCAAATTGGGTTGGTGATTTTGATGTATCAGGAGATATATCTTCTTGGGCAAGTACAGATAGTGGAGAGCTTGCAATAAGCCACGATTCTTCAAATAATGCTATGCAATTAACAGGAGGGAGTGCTTCAAGTGGCAAATGGGCTTACTATACTGCCACAGTTGAGGTTGGTGAATCATACGCTGTTAGTGTAAAAATGATTAGCAGGAATGATTCAGGTACAGTTCCAAATCTAAGAGTAGGTAGGACTATAGGTGGAACTGAATATTTTAATACGTATTGGACATCCTTTATTACTCAAGGCACAATATTCACAGCATCAACAAACACTACTTGTATAATTGCAATAGGCGTTAATGGTAATAACAATGATGCAGGGTTTGATAATATTTCACTAAAGAAAGTTAGTGGAAATACAGGATTGATGACTAATATGGTAGTAGGAGATATAGAGGAGGACACACCTTGAGTTATGTAGATAGAAAATGGGCAATAATAACCCTTGCTGATTATACAGATGAGCAATTAGAAGATTTAGTAATAAAAGCCATTCAGACAAGTGTAAGTACACTTAGAAAGTCTGTAGATGGTACAAAAGCGATTTTAAAATGGGATGGTGATACTCCTGAAGGATTTGAGGGTATGACTGCATACTCCCATAGTGAAATACGCACAACACTTTCCACCTCAGAGTGGACAGAGGAGGAAGAATGAAGATAAAATTAAAAGAAGGTGAAAAGTTGTCTTCTAATCGCAATTATTGTGGATTAGAGTATAGTGATTGGATAGCCTTAAATCAAGGAAAAGAGGTTAGCTTTGACTCAATTCCTAAATTAATATCAGAGCAAGTAAAAATAATTAAATCTTCCAAGAAAGGAGATAAATAATGGCTAATGCAGCATTTTCACCAAAAGACTTTAAAGCGTGGGTTATAGAAGAAACAGATACAGGTAATAATGCAGGTGCATTAGATGCTCCTGCTATAACATCGGGGCTATTACAACTTGATGTGGATTCTGTTAGTTTTCCATCACTAAATGTAAATCAAAACTTAGATGTAAGAACAAGTGTGGGCAGAGTATTGCACGCAAATGATTTCTTCCAAGATAATATAGTAAGAGCTACAGAGGTTACCTTGTCAGGGACTTATCATAATGACACAGGGCATATACTATTAATGCAGAGTGCTTGTGGAGTTACTTTACAATCTACTGTTGCTGATGTTACTATTCCTACAGCAAGCTCTACTGTTTCAGGGCTTTATGGTAGTGGGACTGAAGCTAATAAGACATTTACGCTTGTTTTAGCTGCCCCTGATACAACTGATGGTTATAATATTGTAATGGTTGGGTGCTTATGTACTAACTTTACTATCTCTGCTGATGCAGGCTCGAATGGTGGGCTTTATACTTGGAGTGCTACTATATCATCAGGACAGAAACCTATAACTAATAATACTGCAACAGAATCAGGAACTGCTTATTCGGCAGCCCCAATATCAATAACAACTTGCACAGGTGCGACAACAGTTAATAGTGTAGCTTCAACTGTCTTGTCTTCGTTTAGTGTAAGCATTGACAGCCCTGCTGTATATTCAGGGTTCTCTGCAACAGGCTATGCAGCTTTTGCAAGGGCAGCCGAGCTTGCTGTAACAGCCTCAGCACAAATTAAATATGATTCGGTTACAAGACCAATCTTAAATAACTTTAATACTCAGACTGCTCACGATGCATCAGATGCCTTTACAATGACACAAGCTACTGCTACAGATTGTTCTATTGCTATGGGGGCAGGCGTATTGACAAATGTTGCTTTATCTGAAGGCGATATAATGATGTTAGATGTTGAGATGAAAGCTGTCAATGTTGGCAGTGATATAATCACATTTAATTTAGCATAAAATAAGAGGTAAAATGAAGTTAAAACTTGACTCAGGCAGAGAAGTTAAACTCAAAGATGTGTCCTTAGATGATAGGGACGAAATGTTAGATAAGGTGGAGTACCAATTTGATTCTAAAGGTAATCCACAAGGTGTAAAGATGATGCACTCAACCATCACATTTTGGTTGCGTAGAGGACTCGATGGAGATGCTTCTGATGATTTTATCAGAGGCTTAACCTTTGAAGAGAGAACTGAAATATTCCTCAAGATGCAAGAAGGATTGCTCTTGGGGGAAGAGAAGCCCTCCAACTCGAAATAAACGTAATTGCTGATGGTTGTGGAGGGTGTCGGTATCACGACTACCCATATGAGGCTCAAATACCTGTTTTAATCGAAGGAAAGCGACCTATGAGGGAGTTTACTTGTGATGAGGATGTTTGGGCTGTAATAGACCTACTTATAGAGGAAACTAAACAAATGAATGATAAGGGTAACGAGTTTGATATAGCGAAGTCAGTCAATTCTCAGTTGCCCTTTTTCTCTTGTAGGAACAAAGTTTTGAAGAATGAACATCAGAAAGACATACAAAGATATATTTACTGCAAGGAATTTGGCGTTCCTGCATATAGTGGAGCATATGGTGACCAACCTTCCAAGTGGGTTGAGAAGTCTTTTGTAATTAAAAATGCTCTTGCAAAGAAAGAAAAGGATTTAATAGATGGCAGCAGACAAAAACATAACGATTAAGTTTCTTGCTAAGGGTGATGATGACTTAATCAAAGCCTTTAAGCAGCTCGCTACAGCCCAAAAGAAATTCAATAATACAAGTGACAATACTACAAAATCTACAAGTAAGGTAAACGCCTCATTTCAAACCCTTGCCCTTCAGGTTAAAAATACAGTAGGTAGTTTTAAGAAACTTGATGTAAGTCAAGCTACTATCAATAAGGCTATGAAAGGCAATAAAGTAGCCATTGATAAAGTTAGGCAGGCTATGAAACGCCTTGATGGTCAGAATGGAAAGACAAGAAAAGGTGCAAGATTATTAGACAATACCTTTGCTACCCTTCGTTCTAAAATGCTTTTGTTTAGCTTTGCAATGTCATTGGGGGGAAGACAACTTGCGATGTTTGCTCAAGAGGCTGCTAAAGTACAAGATATGGAAAGGGCTTTTACAAATCTTTCAGGTGGGGCAGAAAAAGCATCTATTGCTGTTGATAAATTAGGGGCTGCTACTAATGGAACTATGAGTAAATTTGATTTGTTCCAACAAGCTAATAATGCTATGATTCTTGGGGTAAGCAAAAACTCTGATGAGATGGCTCGTATGTTTGATGTGGCACAAAGACTTGGGGCTGCTCTTGGTAAAGATACTAAACATTCAGTTGAATCGCTTATTACAGGTATTGGTAGGCAATCTCGCCTTATGCTTGATAATATTGGTATTATTGTTAAATCAGATGAGGCATATCAGGCTTATGCAGCAGAATTAGGAATTAGTGCTGATAAATTAAGTGATGCTGAAAAGAAACAAGCGTTTCTTAATGCAACTATGGAAGCAGCAGAGAAGAAGCTCCTCGATGTAGGAGATGAGGTTCTTTCTTATAACGCAAAGCTACAGATTGCAGGTGCGAGAATGGCTGATGCAGGCGTGGCTATTGGAAATGTATTGTTGCCTGCCTTAGCATCCTTAGCCCTTTTCTTTACAGACACAGATAATATAAGACGTTTTACAACAGCTCTTTTAGGGCTTGGAGCAGGGATTGCATTTGTAAATAGAAAAGCTATACAGGCAAGGATTTCAGTTATAGCGATGAATATGTCTTTCAAGATGAGTAGGGCTGCTTTGATAGCATCGGGGTGGGGTGTGGCAGTTTTAGTTCTTGGAGAATTAGCAGCAAAATTATTAACAACAAAAGAAGCTAATGATGGGCTAACAGGCTCTTGGAAAAGAACGAGTGTTGCAATGTCCCCAATCTTGTTTAGTTACAAGAAGTTAATTGACCAAAAGGATAGATTAATAAAGGCTACAAAAGATGAGATGGCAGTCCTTGATGTCCCAAGCCCTCTAATTGAAAGTATGTCCACAGAAGAAAGGCTTGCTTTTGAAAAAAGGGCAAGACAAGACCAAGCGATTGAAGATGCTCGAGCCCGAAGAGCAGAAGAAAGTGAGATAGAAAATCAAAGGGTTGCAGAGGAGTTTAGCAGAGAGGCAGAATTAGCGAGAAAAGTAGAGGAGCTTAGGAGAGCAGCATTGGAAAGGTATGAGGAAGGGCAGAAAAAAATAAAGGAGTTAAATAAAGAAAGAATCAAGTCTGAAAAAGAGGCGACTAAAGCGATTATTTCATCATCATTCTCTCAAGCTATGGCTTATGACAATGCAGGCGAAGCAGCACAAGCAGCAGTAAGGAATGTTATTTCAGCTAAAATACAATCTATGATTGCAAGTTTAATGGAAGATGCTATTGCTAAATTTGGTTGGCTTGGAATCCCATTGGCAGCTACAGCAGGGGCAGTTGCAGGTTCACTTGTAGGGCAAGCACAAAGACATTGGAGTATGGATAAGTTTGAAGATGGTGGTCTTGTTGGTGGTCGTAGACATTCACAAGGTGGCACTATGATAGAAGCAGAGCAAGGTGAGTTTGTAATGTCAAGAAATGCTGTAAATGCTGTAGGCATAGAAGCAATGAATAGAATCAATGCAGGTGGTGGAGCAGGCTCAGTAGTAGTAAATGTTTCAGGTAATGTTATGAGCCAAGATTATGTTGAGGGTGAATTGGCTAATCAACTTAAAGAAGCAATCAGGCGTGGTGCTGACATAGGAGTTTCTTAATGTCTTTTGAAAGTGATATACAAGGTCAGAATACTCAACTATATCCTATTGTGGTAATTGAAAGGGGAGAAGAATCTGATGGATTAACTATAACCCCAAATTATATATTCTTATCCACTAATAATGTAAATATCGATTTAGTTTCAAGTGATAGTGGTCTGATTTCCAATCCTACTGTACATTGCAAGCCTTTGCTTTTGAATATACCCTCTATTAAGGAATCTGTAGATGTAGAATCTCGCAAATTTAAAATATCTAATGTTAGCTTGGATATATCTAATTATGAGTATGAAGGTAAAAGATTTACTGATATTCTTTCTGAAACAAGTTTAATTAATACACCTGTATCTATTTATTTTAAATCTCCTTCCACTACTTGGGTATCTTCACGCAAAGATATAGCCGATATTGACAAGGATAATCTTTGCCCACTTGTTTTTAAAGGCATTATTAGACGCATATCTCACGATGATGAGAAGGTCAAGGTAGAACTTGAAGATTTAACAGAGCAAAAAGCACATAAGGATTTGCCACAAGCTATTGACCAAAATGGCGTTGTAGGGTATTTAGGTAGTGGAGATGATATTCTTGATAAATATAAAAATAAACCTATCCCAATGGTTTATGGTGAGGTTGATAGAAGCCCTGCTGTTATTGGCTTTTCTTCAAGTGGGCATAAACTTTTATTTGACAGTAAGCCATATAGCAAGTTAAACGCAGAAAACACTTTGTTTGTTAATTCTGATGACCATTATCTTAATATTCTTGAAAGATTATCTTATAATGATTCTGACTTATTCGATGATTTAGATAAGGGTGATAATTGGGAAGACCCCCAAAAACAAGATATACAATATGAAATTTTTGATGATTATGTTTTATTAAATGTAAAAACAGGTAATGGAGATGGAATTGCTCCCTCTATATTGTTTGATACTCTGCTCTGCTATTATGTCAGCCCTGCATCTTCTTGGTCTATAAGAGGGTTAGCAGTAGGCTCAGGAAATACTAATGGGTCAGTATATCCTACAGGAGATTTATTACTTCCCGAAGACTTTCCTGAATATGCTGTAGATTCAAATTCTGACACTATTTGCTCAATTCCACCTATTAATACTGAAGTTACTTGGAGTCCCTCAGACTTGGAAGATGCAGGGCTTCAAACTCTTCGAATGACAAATGCCATAACATCTTTAGTGATTAACGCTTCTGTGCCAAGCAATGAGAGATTTCAGGTGAACTACGTTGAAATAAATGGCGTTAAGATTAATTATTTTGATGCCATATCGCAAAGCAGCCCTGAATCATCAAGATGGCTTGTTGATACAGCAGATGATGAACTTGATTTGGTGGGAGAAGGACTTGGGACTACAAACTTAGATGAAGCCAATGACTTTGCAGTAAATATGGCATCCTTATTTGATATTGACGATAATTCCAATGCTCCTATTAAAATTGAAACCTATGGGGCTACTGAGGTTTTAAAAATTAATAGTGTTGGCACAGACAATGCCTCTATATCTTTTTCTCTGTATGGATGGAGAACAAATGCACAGTTAGGCAACAATGTTGATGCTGCGATATATGGCAATTTTAATGACATTAAGGTTGCAGCATATGTATACCCTGACAGGATATTGAGCAATAACTTCTTCGCCAATGTAAAAGGCAGGATAAATACATTCGATGACCACCCTCAATTACAAGTTGGGTCAGTTGATTATTTTCAAGAAAATTCAGAACAGGTGGCTGACTTTTTATATGGCTCATTATTTAATGAAGCCCCTCAATATATACAGGAATATGCTACAGCATACCCTAATCTTAATACTACAGATTCTGCAGTATTAATGAACTATATTGACCAACTCCACGAAGTAGATTTTATACAAAACCCTATTGATATTATTTATGATTTAGTTAGAAGTGAGATTGGACACGACAATATTGATGAAGCAGAATATGCAGAAGCAAAGGCTGCTCACGATGGATGGCAATTTGGCTTTACTGTAAATAAGAAAATCTCATCAAAGAAACTTATTGAAGAGATAGCTAAATCCACTAAATGTTTCCCTAAATTCAAGAATGATGGTAGCTTTGGATTTAATACAGTTAAAGATAGTTATACTTTAAATGGTGATTATGTAAATGCCACTCCAATTAAAGAATCAGAGGTTATATCTTACTCATTTAAAAAGACTAAGCCTGAGCAGATTTACAGGAAGGTAACTGTATCTTATAATAAAGAATATGCACAAGATTCATACTTAAAAACAGCTTTCTCTGAAGACTTAGGGGCTGACTCATACTATGGTATTGAAGATTCTGCTGATGCACATTTAGAATTTGAATCAGATTATATTAGACATAGTTCTGATAATGGAGAAACTGCTAATAACTTAGCATCCTTCTTATTAGAGCAATATAAGAATGACCATTTAATATTTAATCTTAAACTACCACTACAATATATTGATTTAGAGATTGGAGATTTGGTGAAGTTTGAGAAGCTATTTCAAGGCGTGAAGGCTTATGGCATAAACTACACTACATTAAGGTCAGTTAATTTTCAAACAAGATACCCATTATTTATGGTAACTTCTACTACAAAGAATTTAGATTCAGTATCTGTTGAGTGTATGCAATTACACGCATTAGGAAATGTTGATAATAGTGATTGGGATGATGAGGTAATAGAGCCTGAAGATACAACTGCCCCGATTATAACTTTTGGAAGTGCATCACTATCATATACTGTAGGGGATGCTTTTGTTCCATTTGCTGCTACTGCTGTTGATGATACAGATGGAGAAGTGGATGTAGATATTACATATAGGCTGCTACTGCTGTTGATGATACAGATGGAGAAGTGGATGTAGATATTACATATAGCAATACAATAGCAGGGGAAGCTGAATTGGCAGGAAGCTATTCAGAGGCAGGTTCTTTTCAAGTATTTTATGAAGCAATAGATTCTTCAGGCAATATAGCTAACGCATCACAATCTGTAACAATAGAAGTACAGGAAGAAGAAGCAGAAGAAGGTGAGTTGTTTGGTTTCGTTGGTGATGTTATAGCACAAAATTCGAATATGTTGCGAGTTGGAATACCTTTAGAAGCTGAAGAAGATAGCTTAGAAAATATTTTCCCTCAAAGTCCATACTACAAAATAACTGTATCATCACAAGGGCAACCATTAGTATTTAGTGGTGGCTATGAACTTTTCGTGGAAGTTGCTCATTATTATTTTGGAACTAATAATGATTACCCTAATACATTTATGTTAAACAATAAAAGAATAGGTTCAAATGATACAGTCGTTTCTCAAAATGGCTTTTGGCAGTTTGAAAATGGGGATTCTCTTAGTAGTTTAGATTCTGTATATGTAGAATTAGAAACTTACAATCCCTTTCCTGATGATATTGTATCAGGCACAGGTGATTCCAACCAAGATGGGGTTCTGAATATATTAGATATTGTTACTATGATTAATTTTATATTAGCAGGGCAAATAGACCCAACAGGAGAAATGTCAGATATAATGGATATGAATAGTGATGGGATTGTAAATATATTAGATATAGTAACATTAGTAAACACTATAATGGATGAGAGCTAATTATGATAACTTATGGAAATGGTGAAGTTTTATTTGATGGCAACTCTCAGGGCTTTGAGTTAAGATACAAGGGTACAATCAGAATTACAAATAGCCCTGATAATCTTTTCCTGTCTGCAAATAAAAACAAGATTATAGGCGTAATGCTTAATGGTGAAGATATGCCACAAGAACTATTTAACTATGTAGGTGAGCTTAGAATCCTATCTTGCAAGTCTATAAATAATAACACCTTAGAGAGAGAACGAATTACACTACAAGGTGTTGATTATTGGGAATTAGACAGAGAAAAGTGGGAAGATGATGGTTCATTATGGGGAACTCGTGATGGCACATATCTTATAGTCTCTAAACAAAGATTTAATAAGCATAGCATTGTAGTTAATAACAATATTAGAACCAAATCTGAAGGTCAATATGAATATGCTGATGGCTCTCCTGTTCCTGCTAATGAGTTAATTCATATCCACTCTGATGGTACTGCTATGACAGGTGGAGTACATACTAAAGATTCTGTAAATATATATCCTCATAAAGATAGGGTCAATATAACAAAGAAACAAATTTCACAAATTAGACGAACCACATCTACTTCAAGTAGTTCAGGTGGTGGAGGAGGATATTAATGGCACAGAATGTAGGAACACCACGAATATGGGTAGATATACTGCAATGGCTAAAAGCACAGGGACAGCTATCACAAGCTCCTAACACAGGTGCATTTTTAACAGATGAAGACTTTATGGATTTAGTCGGCATAAACCCTACCAATCAGCTAAGTTTCCCTGATGGTGATGGTGATAATGATGTGTTGAGATTTGAGTCTGAATTGGACTTTAATAAAATAATGCCTAATGACAAAAACTTCTCTATGGTATTAGGTCATAATTTTGCAACAGCTAACTCATCCTACAAGACATCTATCATCAACCCTGACTTAGGGTTAGATGGATTCTTTACAGTATCCCAAAATGAATACATTAATAATACTTCAGGCACTACTTCAGGCATAATAGAAAATGATGGCTTCTCTATACTTACAGGGAACAATGCACAGGAAGCAGAAAACTGCAATAGGATTCAATTTAGATTTGACTATCAGGGGACAGGAAACACATATAATGACAATCCTTTAAAGATAGGCTCTGTATTGTATGGCAATTATTATGATATGCCACATTCTCCTGACCTTAATCTTAAGCTCTCTTATGAGTATGATGGGGTTAAGACTATACAAACTAAGGGTGGTGCAACACTTTCCAATGCTACTTATACTAAGCCTGCTGATTGGGGTAATAGTGGTGCGTGGCAATTAGACAATAAACAGAATCTTCGTAGTGGTCGTAGAGTGTGGGACTTATCGTTCTCGTATCTTTCAGATACAGACCTAATGCCTGTAGTTGCAGCAACAACTAATTTAGAGGCAGGATATGCTGAAGGAACACCTTCTGACGAAAACACCTTATTAGATGGTACTGATTTCTTTTCGCAGGTTATAAACAAAACTATGGGTGGACATTTACCATTCATCTTTCAAGCTAATAAGAGCAATAATAGTCCTGACCAATTTGCAATAGCAAGGTTCGATATGAACTCATTTTCATACGACCAAGTTGCAAATAATGTTTATAATGTTAAATTAAAGATAAGGGAGGTTTGGTAATGGGAACGTGCTGTTCGGGTTCATTTTCGTACTACCAATATGGTGGTCACATCATCTTGATGACAACGCAATGGGAGGATACTACTGTCCAATATATTGCTCTATAGAGCATCTTCACTATCAGCAATATCCTGATGCCATTGAGCATCACTCATCATATCCTTTGACTTGTAAAAGTCAGCCATATGCTGATTGTACTGCTTCTTCGTCCAAATCTTCTTGTAAAGATTCTTGTAAGCATTAGCAAACACTCTTAAAAACTCGTTACTTGCTTCCCAATACTTATCTCCCACGAGGGTCTTTCACAGGATAGCCTAATTGTGCAAAATGAATTATTATCTTATCAAGATAATCAGAGAAGTCTGCAACATTCAAATCCTTAGTGGACTCAATTCCAAACAACTGCTTCGTTGTTTTGTGCATTTCATCTTCTGTGTAGCCAAGTTCATTGGCAATATCTCTTATGATAGCCCTATAGTAACCGTTCTGCTTAGGAGAATGCGTTTTTTCAGCCTGTTTTATCTCCAGCCATACTTCACCCTCATAGTCAGATAAGCTACGCTTAAAGCCCTCTCTATCATAGAGCTTTAACTTGCCGTTTTTTATATTACCCGTAAACTTCATAGTTTAAGAACCCTTTTTGGAGGTGCTTGATATTACTGTATTTTACTTTTACAATTTTATCCTTCTTGCCCCATTTCGCCCTTGTGTAAAATTTCAAATAGTCTTTTTTATCATCAGTATATTCAATCACATTTTGCTCAACGAAACGCAACAAATCTTCCCTTTTAAAACAGCAAAAGCTATTTA